GCTGACACCTTTGGTACGCTTGCTAGCCCCACTCGCACGCAGATTGCAACGGGTACCTTTACTGTTACGAGCACGGTAACGCGTTACAACACCAGCATCAGCATCCCAGCAGCTGCAACTACGGGTATTGAAATTGTCTTTACCGTCGGCGCACAAACTTCCGGTACTTGGACAATCGGTAACGTACAGCTGGAAGCCGGCACCGTCGCCACACCGTTTGAGCGGCGTGGTCACGGCCAGGAACTGCTGTTGTGTCAGAGGTACTACGAAAAAAGCTTCAGCGCTGATGTGGCGCCGGCTGTCATCAACACAGCGGGACGAAGCGGGAATTGGATTGGCCCTACTTACGGGGATGCAGGTGGCGTACATGCCTGCTCGGTTCGGCTAAGCACAGCAAAACGCGCTGCTCCAACGGTGGCAACATATAGCAACGCAGCCAGTGGCCAAGTGCAGGTTTATGCCGGGCCCTTTGCCGGAGGAGCAGCGGCCACTGTTGTAGACAGTGGCACTGGTGGTTTTGTGGTAAACAGTAGCTCTTATGCCGTAAACGTCATGGCAGCATCATTCTTTCAATGGACCGCATCTGCTGAGCTTTGATGAATTACCAACTCACCACCGGCGACTGCATCCAGCGCCTCTCCGACAACGCCTTTATCCCCGTCGACCCCGCCAACATCGACTACGCCGCCTATCTGGCCTGGCTTGCTGAGGGCAACACGCCTGAGCCTGCACCCGAGCCGCCGGCCCCGCCCGATAAACCACTAAGCGTGGAAGAGAAACTCAAAGCGCTTGGATTTACACTAGAAGAACTTAAGTCCCTATTCAATATCTAATCATGCTTACCATTCTAGGTGCCAAGGTCTCTTATGAGACTTTGGTCTTTTTTGCATTGTTTCTCGGCTCTGAAGTCATTGGTGCTAGCAAGCTCAAAGAGAACAGCATCGCTCAAGCCTTTCTATCTATCGTCTCCTACCTCAAGCTTGTCCGCAAGGAGGATGACAAAATTACTCGTATCAAAGACACGCTGAAGGGTTGAGTAATGACCGTACTTCCTGTACGGCAGTATTACCTTCAAGTTGACAGTCAGACCCGTCATAGCTACCGAATGTGCTTTTCAAGTACCTGTGCTATGGCGGTCAAATACTTGATGCCAGAAGCATTGAAAGGTAGTAATGCCGATGACGTGTATCTCAAGACCGTTCTAAAGTACGGAGATACGACTGACGCTAATGCACAGATCAGAGCTTGTAGGGACTTCGGTGTAGTTGCGCAGTTCCATAAGAACGGAAGTAAGGCAACAATCCAATCCGAACTAAAACAGGGTTACCCGGTAGCCACTGGTATCCTGCATCATGGTCCTGTTGACTCTCCTACTGGTGGTGGTCACTGGATGTTGTGTATTGGAGACACCGGTGAGTACGGTGTTTTCCATGACCCATACGGTGAGATGGATAACATCAATGGTGGGTATGTTCGTGTTGGCTCTGGTGGGCAAAATGTTCAATACTCGTGGCGTAATTGGCTCAAGCGCTGGGAAGTCGATGGACCGAAGAGTGGATGGTTCATGACATTCAGGAGGACCCATGATTGAGGCCACCATTACGGGAGTCATCTCTCTCCTTCTTGGTGTAGCAGGGGGAGTTATGGGTACTAACTCACGATCAAGGGCACGTATGGATGAAATTGATAAGCGCATTGACGCCATAGAGCTGCGCTTTGCTGAAAAGTACGTGCCGCGTCAAGAGCTTGCAACAGCACTACAAAAGATGGAGGATCACATGATCCGCATCGAAAACAAACTAGATCAGATCGTACTCAGAAATGGCTAAGAATAAAGCCACTGAGGACATGTTCAATGAACTCCATAACATTGTCACTCAGGAACTACTTAACCGGATCAAATCTGGTGAAGCCTCTACTGCAGACCTTAAGGCTGCCTGTGACTGGCTTAGTAAGAACGACATCAGTGGTGTTGCTTACGACGGTAACCCACTAGATAAACTTGCCACCGTACTACCAAAGGTAGACCCTGAACTTGTACAGAAGAGGTTGTATGGCAGGCAGCACGTCTAACTACTACAAACAGAATCCAAAGGCCCGTAAGCGGCGACTAAAGCAACAGGCTGCGTATAACAAGACCAACGAGGGGCTTAAGATCCGAACTGATGCTAACAAGCTCAACCGAAAGCTTGGTACCTACGGAAATGGTGATGGGTTAGATGCTTCTCACACTGGCCCCAACAAGGGTAAGTTAGAGAAACCATCAGCTAATCGTAGACGACCACGTACTGGTAAGAAGTATGCCTAGGAAAAGAACCCTAAAGGAAGTGATTGGTCCTGGTGTCAGTGATCAACGGTATGGATCTACTACCAGTCTTCTTAAGATCTCTGGAAACCAACGAGCTAATCAGCGAGCTACAAGCCAAGCTCAACGGATTGATAGCGTGACCTACTCAGATCGGAATAGGTCTGATCCAAGTGGTAATGCGGACTACACCGGCTATATGCGTGGTGCTGGGTCAGGAACTATGGATCGAATGCCTGGAACCACACCCTCTAGTAGCAACACACTGACAAGCGGCAAGAAGTTGCCACCAAAGCCAAAGCAAAGAAAGAGGGGGTCAAGTCTTGCTTAAGCCATGACTCCACTACTACCTACGCCTGACCACTACATATACAACCTAATAACCATGACAAGCCCTGAAGCTAAGCGGCTCTGGAGACGAGCTATTAAGGAGCACTTCAATTGTCAATGCGTTTATTGCGGAGAAACCTATG